AGGTCCACTGCCATTTTAAGCGTAGATTGTCTAATGATGTACATTTGCGTTTTGTCCATAATAAAGTTGTTGTTTAAGAAGTTTGTTTTCTGTTTTGAGTTCTAAGAGTTCTCCTTGAAGCTCGATTAATTTTTGATATAAGTTTTCCATATCTCAAATATATGAAAAAATGTTAATAAAAAAAAAGGAGGGTTTTTACACCCTCCCAACAAACAATCAAAACCAAACTAATCAAACAACGATTTTACTCTTATAATGTTCTATAAGTTCTTCTAGCTCAAAGATACTATGTTTTTTTGTTTCTTGACTTTTAAGGTAAAGTTTTTCTGATAACTCTACACCTAAAGCTCTTGAGTATTCATAGATTGAACCTTGATTAAACCTATTACAGTATCTACATTGTATAAATACATTTTGCTCATCATACCTGGTAGACATATATTTCCTTGACCTAAAGTGTCCTGCATCCATCTCTTTCCAATGTTGTTTCTTATCACATGAAATACACTTAGCATAACCATTGTTATCAGAATCTCTCTTTCTTATATACTCACTGAATATTCTATCCAGCTTTTTAATTAGTTTACTTCTTGTTAGTTTACGCATTATATATATCCAAAATCTTTAAGGATTTTGTCATAAAAATATTTATTATTTTATAGACTTCCCACTATCCCACCAAAGTTAGATGCTTTTTATTTAAGATGTAAAATATTGTTTACAACTACTAACAATTATCTGCCTTGTCCCTTGTAGAGCTTCTTGTAAGTCTTAGAGTTTTTAAGTAAAGATGCTTTTTTAGAATGTCTACCTTTTCTTTTAACCTTTTTTTTCTCTCTAAAAATGAAAGTTGCTTGACCTGCCATTAATCAAATGTAAAATAAATTAAGGTTAAAACTGCTAATATACAATGTGGACAAATCATTTCGTTTTATCTTTTATTTTTTCATAAGTCCTTAAACCACCTAATCCTAACATACCCATTAGTACAGTAAATAATGGTTCTGTTTCTAATACAGGAAATTCAGTATCTGGATATATAGTTTGAATAATTGGAAAGGCAACAAAGTGATAAGCAAATGCAAGAGAGCATACCCACCCAACAGAAGGACGCCAACCACTAACAAATAAGTTTCTATGTTGTGCTTCAATTTCATTAATCTTAGCTTGTATTTCAAGTATTGCATTTGGGTCTAGTTCTTTTCCTTTAATAGCTTCTCTTAGTTCCATAGCAAGACCTCCTATAGCTGACTTGCCTTTGTTTCTTCCTGTGAGTAAGCTAAGTATTGTTTTAATCATTGAGAGTGCTTCCTACTGTATCAGTTTTAGTAAGTCCATATAACAGGCGAAGATTTCCATAAGTCGCTTGAGTCGACATGGATAAATGAGGAGGCAATCCCAATTCTACGGAACCCTGCTTCTTGTAAGGCTGTAAGGATAGTCCATCTATCTGCTGAGCTTTTGCAGACAATATCTGCTGCCTCTCCTTTAAGATGGCTTGAGTTTGGACTCGCTGAATATCCTCTTGCACTAAGCGATTGATTATATTCATCTGTTCGGTATCCAGAAGATATCTTGAAGGGTATACCAGCAATCCCTCTTGCAACATCGAGCATCGAAAGGAACTTCCTATCCATATTAGAAGCACCAGAGTTAGGCAAATCTGGAGAGTCAAATTCTTCATATTGAAAGTGTTTAAGACTCATCTTTGCATTCGTTTTTACATCCACACTTTCCGCTTTTGCAGTCATCGTGGTCTAACGTAGATTTAAGCAGCAATCTATCTATTGTGTCATCTTGTACTTTGATAAGCATACCTTCAAGCATATCTTTAGAAGCAACTAGCATATCAATTTTAGTTTCTAAGTTGCTTATCTTTTTCTTTGCAGCATCAAGGTCATCAGGGTTTCTTCCTGTGATACTCGCTATGACCATTGCGATTGATGCGGCAATCATGCCTATGAGTGTATTTACTATTTGTGCGTTTTCTTGAGGAATTTGATATTTAGATAGATATAACAATATTAAAACAACCAAGAAGAACACTAAAAGGCTTCCAGCAAAATGTCTGATATCTTTTGCAGCTCCATTGCGTAAAACTTTCATTTTTTAAGTGCTTTATATATTTGTATAACTGTAAAAATTAAAGTAGCAGACATTACAAGCATTTGTAAAAATCCATTTACCTCTGACACACTAAAAGCCAATGCTAAAATATTAGCAGAATACAATCCAAATATTTTCATACCATCATCCATATCATTTGATTGCTAAATAGATATAAGTATTGCTACTTTCGTTAAATACATTACCATCAAAATCAAAGCCTGTTGAAGTAAGGTTAAATCTAACATCAGTATTTTCACTATTACTTGAATCAGCTTCTAATCTTTTATCAGGTCTTCTAGTATCAAAAATAAACCAACTTTCAGTAGCTGTTGTTCTTTTAATTATAACAAAACTTGGTTTAAATCCTACATCCTGTGCATTCCCAGCAAGACCTGTCCCTGCATAACTCCCTATCTTTTGATAACCTGATACGCTGTGGAAACAATAAGCCACATAGTTTTGTGCAAGATTTGAATAATAAGGGTTAAAGGTTGTAGAAGTTGGGTCAGCAACTGAAGAAACGCTAAATGAACCAGTTCCATCTAAGTTACCACTTTTAAAAGTGCCACCTATATTAGCTTCGACTTGCCAACTATCAGTCGCAGTCCTTGATTTTACAATTACTATATCGGGTGTTTGTGAAAGTCCGTGTCCTACTGTATCGCTTGTAACATTTCCGTTTCCTGTTCCTGTATAAGTAACAATACTAAATCCAGCAGCAGTATTTGCACTTACAGAACTTGTAATGTTTGCACCATTTGTATTTGAAACAGGTGTACCTCCACCTTTCCAAACCCAGCCAATTATTGAGCCACCACTTGTGTTCACACTCCCTGCATTTGAAACACTTCCTACAAAAAATCCATTTTTTTCAAAACTTGTAAGGTCATTACTTGCACCTGAAGAATTTTCTAAAAAAGTATCATCAGAATATAAATATTTTGCCCTACCTCTGACACTATCAATTAAAGCGTGTGAGTTGGTGCCTGTTCTATTTTTCACCCAAACTAATCCACCGCTTGTTTCCAAGTCCATTCCTACATTAGAAATATATTGAGTTGCATTAGTTCCTGTATACAATACAGCCTTAAAATTACTTGTATCTGTTTCAGGCTTTTCTTCGGCAAGTTTTAAAACATTTGCAGCACTTAATTCAGACCCAAAAATTCTTACTTGGTCAACTCTACCACCTATAAACCCACTACTAAGCGTACCACCAATAGCGAAGTTAGTATAACTTGCAATAGTTGAAGCAGCAATACTTGATGCACCTTCAATTTCTAAATTTCCGTTTACATATATTTTTAACTTATTTGAGCCTGTTGTCCCATCCCAAGTTATAGCACAATGATTCCAATTTGTTTTGCTAAATAAAGTTGTACCTGTTAAAGAACTTGAACTTGCACCATTATTAACTACAGCAAAAAACTTTTGTTGAAAAAACCCTGCAGTCAAACCTTTACTTAAACTTGAAACACCACTTCCTAAAATGTAGTGAGTTTCTCCACCTGAAAGCGAACCAGCAGTATTGTCATTATTAAACCAAAAAGATATTGATGTTGCACCAACAGGAATAACAGGGTCTGAAACTTCTATTTTACTGCTACTTCCGTTAAACACAGCAGCTTGACCATAGCGACCAAAACGATATTCTATATTTGATTCTGTTCCGTCATTTGTTCCCTTACTATCCTCTGCTGAATTGTCTAATTTGTAATAAGCAGCATTTGTAACAGGATAATCAATGTCATCAGTTGTAGATGTATGGACACACGCTGTTTCTCCATTTCCACTATTCCATAAAGTATCCATTTCGCTTTGCAGAAGTGCTTTGGAAAATATCCTCACTTGGTCTATTGTGCCATCAAAGAACCTAGTAGCACCTGACACTAAGTTTTGATATCCAATAGATGCTCTTTCTGTAAAAACATCTGACCTTGTAGGTGTAAAACCTGTAATGCTTATTTCAGGTGTTGAGTTTCCATCTAAATAACATTTTAAAGAACTACTGCTGCCATCATAAATAAAAACTACTGCTACAAAATGCCAATTTCCATCACTTACATTTGTTGTACCATCTGTAGCAATTACAGAACCACCAATATGATAGTTTAGAAGTCTTAAAAAGTTTGCATTTGCTTCTGTAAACAATGTCCAACCAGGTTTATTTGAATCATCGGTAAAAGCATTTAAAATTACCCCCATATTACCACCTGAATAACTTGTGTTAAACCAACAAGAAGCAGAAGAACTTGATGTACTGTTTGCTGGTAGTATAAGAGGTAAATCTATTTTACTACTACTACCATTAAATCTTGCACCATTTAGAGTCTTTCCTGAAACTCCGAAGTCAACGTTAGAAGGTGTGCCATTGTATACCCCTGATGTATCACTTGCATCGAAATCCATTGAGTATAATGCCTTGCCACTTGAATCTCCAAATATGTCAGTTGTTTCAGTAAGACAAGCTGCTGCCCCTCCTGTTTGTATTAGTCTTTTGCCTAAAGCCATTAATCAAGTTTTACAGGGAAAAAAGTAGTATCGTAACTTAAAAGACTTTCGTATTTCTTTTTAGCATTTATTTCTTTTTTCTTTTTATCATATTCAGCTATTATTTCTGCACGTTTTGTTTTAACATCATCATCAATAGCAATATCCCTTTCTGCCTTTCTAGTTACTTGCCAATCTGTATTTGATAAAAGTTTATTAGCGTTATCTTTTAAGACTTTTATAAGTTGTGTTTTTTTAATATCAACATCATAGGTGTTTTTAACTTCCCCTGTCTTAACTATTTTACCATCTTTTTCTTCTGTTACTTCATGGGTTGCAGAAAAATCAATATCAGTTACTTTGCGTGTAAATACTTTCTTCTTACTATCCCACTCTATACCACCAATGTTTTGAGTTTGTGCATTATAAGAAGGCTGAACTACATCATAAAATCCTTCTGATTCTAAAGTCTTTTTGTCTGCATTTCTAAAGTTTACAATATGTCCTTTCTTGCCATTCCAAGTAGAAGGTAGTACAGGGTAAGTAGTAATTCCGTTTTTTGTTTTTCGAGCTTTCATAATTATGGTGTTGTATCTGCTGCAAAGGTGTTAATAGAATAGTTTACAATAGCTGCTGAGGTTGTGTCATCAATACAAACTACCTGTATAACATTGGTAGCAGATTGGTCTAAGTCTGTACTTCCTACTTTGTTTATGGTTGTACTTGTAAAATTTGTTGCAAGTGTAATTACTGCACTACTTAGAGTTCCAGAAAGTACAATGTCTATAACCTGCCCTAGTTTCATGTTTTGTATTGTAAGGGTAGCTGTTGCTACATTACCTGTAAGAAGGAAAGTAGTAGCAGTAGAAGCGTCTAAATTTTGGCTACCTGTTGCTGTGCTTGTTGCTTTTGCAGTGTATCTTGGTTCAAGCATAGCGTGTTCTACTGCATCATTAGCAATAGTTAAAGCTCCTCCTGAAACAGTAGCATCTCCACTTATTGCAAGTGTGCTTCCATTACCAAACAAAGAGTATATCTCGTCTGTATTGGAATTTAAAGAGGTAAAAGCTGTTCTTAAAGGGTCTCCATCCCCTGCATTAGCTCCACTACCTGTATTTACGTTAGTCTTTGCCATAATCAAATAAATTCTATATCTGCTGTTAAACTTGTTGTATCGGCACTATACAATGTTGTGTCTGCACTTATTGTAAATGTAGTCCAACAACTTGGAGCTGATAGGTCATTTATTGCGTTTGTGGTATAAACCTCGTCTCCCCAAGATTTATTTGTAACCATCTCACAATATACCTTACCCCAATTTATTGTATTTGCCATATATTAATAATACTTTTTTTCTTTTTTTGTTATATATCCTTTTTTCAAAAACTCTCTAAGCTTTTGGATATTCTTATCTTTATTTTTATAACTTTTTACAGTACCCATCCACTAAATCCATAACTGTTTTTGTCAGGAAATACATCATCATTGTTATTGGTGTAATACTCAGGGTATTTTGTAGATGCTTCAAAACTCATAAAGTCTACAAATCTATCTGTGTAATACTGTGCTATATTTCTTTCCTTTTCTATTAAAAAGTCTACTTCATTCTTATCTGCATTGGTAGCATTTTCAGAATTGTGTTTAAATATACCTTTGTTGGATATTGTGTACGCTGCATAAGGTAAAAACTCTACAAGTGCCCAATGACAAAGCATTGGTTTTATATAGGTGTTTACTAATGTTAGATAGTTACCTCCAAGAGATGAACCTTCTATGTCAGCTTTTATTTTATCATATAGTTTAGAACCTAAATAGTTCTGTATGTGGGTCTGTTGTGCTATAAGAATATATTGTATAAACTTATCAGTGTCAATGTTACCATTCAAAGAAGTGAACTTGACTATATCTTTACGAGAAATCATTAATCCTGTTGCCATATCTATACTCCTTTACTTCTTGGTGTTTTAAAATTCTTTGGTTGCAAAAAACCTCTGTTTACCTGGTCTCTTGTTCTTTTAGCTACTTTAGAATCATTTTTTACAGGTTCTAAACCTTCTGCTTTAGCTTCATTTACTGAAACCTCTGCTCTTGGGTTTTTAGCATCGGGGTTAACTCCTTTAGCCATGTAAGTTTTTCTCATCCAAAAATGTCTACATGAACCTCCTCCTTTATAAAACCAAATAGAATATTTATTTCTTGAGCCTTTAGGTCCCCATCCTGCATTAACTACCTTGTTCTCCATAGAGATAATATCTTCTTTTCTGTAGATTTTACCTGCTGCTGCCATTTTTACACAAAAGTCTCTGCTTTCACTATCACTTCTAAGAGGTGCATATTGATACCTTACTTTAAATCTTAGGTCTCCTATATCTTTATCTTGTTCACTTTTAGAATTTGGTCTTGCACTTCCTGTAGAGGCAAGTCCTATCATTTTGTCTAGTGTTTCCTCTTGGTCATAATCTACCTTTCTTTCATCTACCAAGTCCCAATTTTCTAAATCTTCATCTTCTCCTAAGTCTATAAGTGCATTTGCTACATCTGTAGGAACTGCTGCAAGTTTGACTCCTGTTTCTTCTTCCTTAGCTTCTTTAGTTACTGCATTTTCTGTATCAATAAATTCAAGAGGCTGTAACGTAACAAAATATAATTTTAGACTAATATCATTAACTGCAAGAATAGAGTCCATACAGTCCACTATAAGGTCTTGATAAGGTCTAATAGTAGTGTTTTGAAACAGCAGTGAAGCTGTTCTTATCTCATCTGCATTATTTCCAAGTCCATTATTGTCATCTCTTATTCCTAAAAGTAAAGGAGAGGTTATTCTATGACCTACCATGATTTTCTTTGCAGCCTCATTTGATAAATACTCATAGTGAGCAGGAGCATCATTTAAAGGTACATCATCAATAGTAGTTTTACTCTCAGCGTTGTTATTAAAAGCTATAATGACTTTTTCTCCCATTGACCCTGTGAGCTTATTCATTACATCATTTTTAACTTGTAGCTGTTTATCTCTTTCAGGTACTCCATTGTTAAAGTTTACAACCTTAGTTCCAGAGAATCCACACTGTACATCATTAATTAGATAATCTGATATTTCACTCTCAAGCTCTGCATAAGCTAAAGAACCAGCATAATCTACAGGACATATATAATCATATCCTGAAACATATCTCTTAACTATTTTAATCTCTGGTTCTGTTTGATTACCAAAACCAAAAGCTGCTATTCTATCAGGCTTGTCTGACTTTTTCATGTTTGCCCAATCAGGAGAGTAGTAGTAAGCTCTTATGTTACCATCTATCATCTTCTCAGGTCTGAGTGTTTGTCTTGGAAAGTGTTCTGCTTTTACTACTTTGTTGTTTTGGTAGATAACCTGGAATGATGCCTCTCCTAATAATTTTAAATCTAAGCATATCTTTCTAAGACATTCATTGTTAAATATAGATTTCAGTGCTGCATACTCCTCTGTTTTTGTAGAACTGTCTAAGGCATCTACCCCTTTGCCATAAATAAGCTGAGAAATACCATTTATAGAAGCGTTGTTAGTTGTAGAGTTTATAAAATTGTCTATGAGATATTGATAATAGTTGTTATCTTCTCCATAGGCTACATATTCTTTTTTCTTGTCCTCTACTACGACAGGTCTATTGTAACTTGATAGGTTTATTAAATGTACGTTTTCCATTTATGCAAATATAAAATCATTATTACTTTCTGTCTGTTGATACTCTCCATTGTTGATAGAGTAAGTAGTCTGGTTTGTGCAGAATATTCTGTCTTTGAATACTACACTACTACCTGACTTTACAGTCAAGACATAAAAGTTATCTTGTTTGGTTGTAAAGGTAGCGTTATATCTGTTAAAATATAAAACTTCTGATATGCTAGTAGTGGTTGCGTTGTGAATGTTTTTACCTGTTTGTTCATCATCTATGGTAACTACATAACTACCTCCACTTACAAAACTTCTTGGAATAAAATCTATGTTCTGAGCAGAACTACTCTCTTGTAAAATAACCATATATATATAATAAAAGAGTTTTGATTTTGTTATAAAAAAAACCCCTACATTTCTGTAAGGGTTCTATGCTTGGGTGTTTATAGCATATTAGAAGATAGCACACCCCTCTATCAGGATTATATTTGCTGAATAAATTTATAAGACTTATTCATTTAAATTGGCTGCCCTAAAGGAACACTAATATCATCCGTAGACTTAAGCATATCTGCTTATTAGCTTGAAACTTTAGGAAAAGCATATCTGCTTTATTTTGACCTTTACAACTGAGTAACCAAAGTTGCAAATACTTTACCTTGCTGTTTTAGATTTTTAATATTTTAAAGAACTTATTTTACACAAATATACAACCTTTTTTGATATAAACAAATTATTAACAAAAAAAAGGGAGACAAATGCCTCCCCTCTTAATTAATCTAAGGTTTACTAGGTGTTAGTACCTTCTGTTACTGTTACAGTATTAGTCATTCCAGCAAATGGATTTGCAGCAGTTGCTCCTTCTAAGAAGTTAGCAGGTTTTTTCTCTTGTGCTGATAGCGTAAGAGTATAACCACTCATGTCTCCCATAGCAGCTCCTGTTACAATAGTTCCTCCAGAAACATCTGCTCCATGCTCAAGACCCATAATGAAAGCATTTCCATTATAATCCTCTATTACTACATGGGGTCTTGCTACAGACAATATTCTAAGTTCCTTATGGTCCTGGACAGTTAGCTTTGTAAGAGTCAAATTTAACGTTTGCTCATAAAAAGTTGTTCCATTTTCCCTTGAACTTGTAATAGCCTGTTCAAATCCACTATTTCCTTTTACTTCATAATTAAAACAAGTAACTGCACCTAAATCCTCAACTACATCTACATCAGTACTATCAAAAGCTGCAGTGATAGAACCAAAGTCAAAAAAGTATACTCCTTTGATTCCTCCTACTGTATCTTTACATGGTACCTTTCTACCTACACTTAACGTACAAGCCATAATTTATTGATTTTATTAGGTAGCTTTTCAGCTATCTGTTATAATTATCCTGTTGCTGTAATACCTCCTGACTCAAGTGCATTACCTGAAACGTAATAGTTTGACCCATCAGAGGTAATCTCTACAAAGTCTCCTAAATTGTCGGCAGTATGTACAAAATTCAGTTGGTCAGCAGCATCTACATCTACTACAGCACCTGCAACAATGATAGAACCTTCCATCTTGTCAGCAGTTCCTCCTGCAATTA